ATTTTGGGTTATGTATTCCTTATGTGCATCAAATTTTTCCCATATTGATACATCAAACCCTGCTTGATGAAAAGCATCTGCATAAACTCCTGTTCCTGCTCCATAATCTAAAACAGATTTTCCTAATCCTAAAACTTGTTGAGCAGTATTAAATGCCAATGATTTAAACATTGGGTTATCAAAACTGATTCCCATCTCTAACTCTGTTTCAAGAAATTCCTTTTCCGTTATCATTTATAAAGTTTAAATGCTTCATCTTTAAAAATTCTATATGTTGCTTTTTGTCTCCATATTCGATATGACAAGACCTACACAAACCCATCAAATTTTTGATTTCATCTTTATTCTTGCTGCTACCCATACCCCTGCAATCAATATGATGAATGTCCACCATCCTTCCACCACAGATTTCACAACACATAAAATCATCTTTGACATAACCAAAATAATCTAAATATAACTTTGTATGTTTCTTCATAACGTACCATCTTGCAAAGGCTCTTTTTTATCATCCTCAATTCTTCTATACCTCTGCTTCCAAATTATGTTACATAAAGATATGCTTTTGTTTACGATTTCATCCTCTTCTGCCTCTGGATATAATAGGTGCAATGTTTCGTGAATAAGTATCTCTAAATGTTTCTTTCCTTTTAATCTGCTATCCAAATATACTATGCCTGTGGAATCTGCTAAACCCCAAACTTTCTCTTTGCCTAACTTTTTATAAATTACTTTAATCTCCACCTTTTAATTCAATTAAGTCCATCCGTTCTGCTTCACTTACCTCAATCTTTGTTTTACCTCTGACCTGTGCTAATGCTCTTCTGTACACCTGTTCTTTATTTTGTAAGTCCATAAGCCTTTCTAATAAAAATGCTTCCTGTTGCTCTAATGTCATCTTGTTAACTTTTTTTGGAATCATAAAACTTTACCTTTATATATTCTTTTATTTTGTACTTGAAAATCCTCACCATCTATTTCAATAAATGCAAATCCGTGATTCCACTTATTAAGTGGCATATACATTGGATGTAATTCAGATAAACAACCTACACTCCAAGTAGTTGTCAACTTGCCATTCATATCTGCTTCCGTGTGTTCACTTGTTTGATGATTATGTCCTTGCATAGCAGAAACTTTACCTTTTGTAAATAAACCTCTGGCAATATTTACAGGACTGAATGAGCCAAAGTATTCGTGTCCGTGAATAATATTTAACTCACCTGCCTTCATTATTCTTTTATCGCCTATTATTTCTATCCCCTCTGCCCTTGCCTTTATTATATTTGCTAACTCAAAATCATCTATTCCTGATAACTCTCCTGCTTTCATCCAAAGATAATGCTCATATCTCTCTTCGTGATTACCAATCTTAAAATAAATTTTAGCATCAAAAGTCTTTTTCAAGATACTAATAAAATCCTTGAATGATTCTAATTCTGAACTAAAACTTCTTTTCTTTGGGTCTTTAGCATATCTGCTTAAACCGAAAAAATCTAATGTATCACCATTTAGAAGTATCGCATCTGGTTTTTGTTTTTTCGCCCAATCAAACGCAATCGTGAGTGAACTAACAGAATGGTAAGGAATATGTATGTCAGAGAGTACAAGCAACCTTTTCGCATTAATCTTAAAAGGCTCATAAATAGTTTCATCACTTGATGGTAAGTTGTATGGATTAAGTGGTCTATGTTCTATTTCTTTTCTTATTAAACTTCTATTCTTTCCCATTTTTCCTTCTATTGCTCTTAATGCTGACCTAACTAAATCAACATTTTTAAACAATAATTTATTCTCATTATATATTATCCTCGCCAATTTCAAAGTAGGCATATCCCATCCATACTTATCCCTATATTCGCTACACAGGTTTGCTTTTGTTGTAAATGGTTTTTCCGTAGCTTTTTGTGGCATATAGTATTTGTTTTCTATTTAATGGAGAATAACTGATATGCACCCAATCAGGATTTTCTTTCGTTCCGAATTCCCATATAAGTTGGTCAAATGGTAAAGTTTTTGCATACTCAAAGATAGCACTATTTTTAATACTTGTGCCATCCATATCAATATCAATTGCCATACCCCTGCTATGCTGACTATTCATTGAGCCATCTATTGCTGCATTTAATGCCTGACTTCTGTAACCTGAACTAATATAAATAGGAGATTTAAAATGCTCTCTTATTGGCTCAAATATATTCTCTGCTAACTGCCTTAAGTTTTCAATATGCTCTGGAGTTGGCATATTTGATATTCCTAATCTCTTTGCAGATTCACTTCTGATAAGTTCTGCTAACTCAAGGTGTTCACTTATCTTCATCTTTTTTGAATATTTTTTCTGCAGTTGTTAATCCTAAAGCAGCCATTGCTATTCCACAAACTGAATAAACTAAAGCATCATTTGGAGTATGAATTAATTTACCACAAAGTGAAATTGTAGCAATAAATCCGCATAATCTTTTCATTGAAAGCCTTTCATTGGCTTCTGTGAAAAATTGCTTCATTTTTTAAATTCGTGAAATATCTTATAAATATTATAAATAATAGTTGTAATTCCTGCTACTATTGCCACATACATTGCTACATCATTCGTGCTTACATCTGCAAATAACTTTAAAATTAGGGTTGTTAAACACATCCCAATACTTTTATTATCCATTATCAATTTCTTTAAGTTTTCTAATTGCCCATTTTAAGGCTCTTTTAGCATTATTGACCGCTGCTTCTGGATAATCATTATATGAATCAGCAAAAGCAAACTTCACTCCTTTTGTATCTGTACGTTTATTGATTTGTTCTACTTCATTGGAATTATTATCATAATGTGTACCAATTCCGTAATGTGCAACTGCTGACCATTTTAAAGAGCCGTTTGTGAAAATTACTCTACTTTGTGGAATGCCTAATTTAGAAGCCATATCAAGGACTTCTTGGCTCTTTGACCTGCGTGTGATGATATATACCTGCTTACCTTCTTTTATGTCTTTAATAGCCTGTTTTTGCCCTCTTTCTGTGCTTAAAGTATCATCATAATCATAAGATACTTTATTTGCATCTGCTTTGTATTTTCCTGAAGCTAAAATTGCCTGCCAAACTTTAGTTGCTTTATCCTCTGAATCATATATACAAGCCCCTGAACCAATCCGATAATTTCCATTTGAACATTTTATTACAGGCACAATTAGAGTATTTGTTGATAAATGTCTTTTCTTTTGGTATTTATCACATCAAAGTTAAAATGCTTATTACAATACTCAAACAACTGCTCTCCAGATTCTTTACGCATCTGTTCATCATTTACCAAATCGTTAATGTGTTTAAACCAATCAGATTGCTTTTTGACATAATGTACAGGTAAGTTTAAATATGGATTAACGTGGCTTACGATTGCAGGATTCTTTTTGGATGCAGTTTCCAAAACCTTCAGATTTGATTTCATCCCTGTAAACTTTGTTTCAAGTAAAGGAATAAGGCTAATATCAGAATCTGCATAAGCAGCCATATATTTTGTTACCTCGTTATAATTATAAATAGTTGGGTTAAGCCTTAATGAGCAGGTAAAGGAAGCAATCATTCTATCCCATAAATGTTTCTCTACTTCATTATATCCTGCAATGACTGCTTTAACAGGCATACCTAAAAGCCTCTTCATTGGGTTTCTTAATATGGCTAAATCGTGTTCGTGTGTTGCACTACCTGACCAGAACAATCTAACCTTGTCTGATTGAACTTTGTTATCCAGAAATTGCTCCTTTCCATAAGGCAAGGCATTTGGAAGGATATGTACATTTTTATTTATCTTATAAATCTCATCTGCCAATCTCTCGTGAGTGCAGGTGCATAAATCAGCCTCTTGTATAAATCCTTTTATTCTATCAACAATACCTAACTGCTTGTAAGTTTCATATAAAACGTGATGTGTGTCTAATTCCCAAAAATCATCATTATCAACTACTAATTTAAATCCATATTGCTTTCGCAATTCGCAAACTGCTTCAACACTTATATTTGATAATACTCTGTTGATTAAAAGTATATCATATTTGTTATCAAT